GCACGGGCGCCGGTCGACGCCGCGGAGGCGGGCCGCGCCCTGCTCGCCGACACCGAGGGCCGCTGGGGCGGCGACGAGCACGGCGACGTCGGGGACCTCGGGTGACCGCCGGCGTACCGGGGGAGGCGCCCCTGGGCTGACCGCCGAACCGTCGCACCCCCGCACGACCCCATCACCCCGGCGGTGAGGGTCCGGTGCTGGCACACCGGTGCTTTGATTACACATGTGAGCACAGCCATCTACTGCCGCATCTCGCGGGACCTCGCCGGTGAGTCCCTGGGCGTCCAGCGCCAGGAAGCCGAGTGCCGAGAGCTGGCCAAGCGCCTCGGGCTGGACGTCTCGGACGTCTACGTGGACAACGACATCAGCGCCACGTCCGGCAAGACCCGGCCCGCCTTCGAACGGCTGCTGGCGAGCCAGCACAAGACCGTCCTGGTGTGGGCGCAGGATCGCCTCCTACGAGTCTCCAGCGACCTGGAGCGGGTCCTGGACGCCGGGATGACGGTCCACTCGGTCCAGGCCGGAACGCTCGACCTGAGCACCCCTCAGGGCAAGGCCGTCGCCCGCACCGTTGCTGCGTGGAGCACCTACGAGACGGAGATGAAGGCCCAGCGCCAGAGAGCAGCCAACCGGCAGCGTCGTGCCTCGGGTGAGCGTCACCGTGGGGGAGCCCGGACGTTCGGCTACACCCGCTCGATGGAACACGACCCGACCGAGGCCCCGGCCCTCGCGGACGCCTACGCGCACATCCTCTCGGGTGGGTCCGTGGCGTCCATCGTGAAGCGATGGAACGAGGCCGGGCTGCCCACCTCCCACGGCAACGAGTGGAACCGCAGCGGGGTGCGCCGAGCTCTGCTCAACCCGACCAACGCCGGGCTGTCCTCCTACAAGCGCGAGGTCATCGGTGAGGGCTTCTGGGAGCCCATCGTGGACCGGGAGACGTGGGAGGCCGTCAAGACGATCCTGGAGGCTCCCGAGCGCATCACGTACCGCACGGACGGACGTCGCCGGTACCTGCTGCCTGGGCTGCTCACCTGCGGCATCTGCGGTGGCGTGATGTCCACCGGCCGCTCGGGAGGCAACACCCGCACGTACGTCTGCGCCCGCTCCCGTCACCTGTCCCGCAAGGCCGACGACGTGGATCAGTACGTGACGGCTCAGTTCCTCCACCACCTCCGGTCTACGTCGTGGAAGCCCGAGGTGACCGCTCCGGCTCAGGAGTCCATCGACACCAGCGGCATCGAGTCCAAGCTGGCTGACCTGGCCCTGGCGTACGCCGAGGACCGCATCACGCTGGCTCAGATGGAGATGGCCTCCAAGGCCCTCAGGGAGCGTCTGGACGCTGCTGTGGGCCAGCGCAGCCAGGACTACACCAAGGGCGTCCTCAAGCCCTTCCTGGTGTCCCCGATGGAGGCGTGGGAGAACACCGAGGTCGAGCAGCGCCGCGCGGCCATCGAGGCGCGCATGCAGAGCATCACCATCCGGCCGGTGCAGCGGGGCACCCGAAAGTTCCAGCCCGAGTCTGTCGATATCCAGTGGAAGGCCACCAAGGGGGAGTCATGAAGTTCACCAGGATCACCGTCGTGGCTGGCGTGCTGCTGCTGGCCGCGTGCAGCCAGGCCGAGCCCGAGGACACTGCGATCGTCAGTGCTCACGACCTGGACCGGGCAGCGAGGGAGCAGCAGAACACCGAGCGTGCAGAGGACGAGTTCCTGCGGGCCGTGGGACGGGACACCGGCAAGGACGTCTCGGCAGGGGAGCAGGACGACATCGACGTCATCGTGGACACCGGTCACTACGTGTGCGACTCCCTGGAGTCCGGCGACGGCTCAGACGTCTACCTCGTGATGCTGACCGAGGACGAGGGCAACGTGGCCCCGCTGTGGGACAACGCGGTCCAGTACCTGTGCCCGGAGATGAACGACGCCTACGACACGGCCAAGGCTGACGCCGGAGTGAAGTGACAGCGGTGGCATGATGGTCCTAGCAAGCCCGCCGCACGCATCAGCCTCTGAGTAGGCACACCGGCACAGCGAGCAGGGCACCGGCACAGAAGGCAGAACGGCACACCTACGGGTGTGTGAGCCGTCGCCACGTCTCATGCGAGCCACGCCCATGAGACAGAGCCCGATGTAGGCCGGGGAGACAACCGGCTGAGACAAGGCCGAGGCCATGTGTCGTAGGCGACGGACCCTGACCGCGTGAAGTTCTCGGGAGAACCGGGACTCATGAGGCAGCGCTTAGGGATTCGGACAGTGGGTCCAGCACCATCGGACTACCGCGATGCCCCTGCTGTGTGGGTGAGAGACCCTACTTGGACTGAGGATGACTCAGGATTTCCAAGGCTCGTGCCAGAGGCGCTATGGATCGCGCTAGGCCGAGCCTTGTCCTGAGGAGCTTCGCTTACTACCTACTAAGACAACTACACCGTAAGATCAGTAACTAGCAGCGGGACCTCTGTGGCGTGGCAACCATCCAGAGGTCCCGCTTCTGTGTTCCGGGGTGTGGGTAGACACCCGCGATAGTCTGCTATCAGCAAGTCAAAGCAAGAGCACGCAAGTGCTCCGGCTACCGGGCCGTGATCCGGGTTCCCACTGGAAACAGTGAGGACCCGATGTCGCATGCACCGGGTCCTCCGGAATCGGAGAGGACCCGATCCCATGGCTCAGTCTAGTTACCTGCGATACCGGACCGATGCTCCCACGTATCGCGGTGCTCACTACCGCGTCACCACCAAGCGCGGTCCAGCGCGAGAGCACTTCTGCGCCGAGTGCAACGGCAATGCTGCCGAGTGGGCATACCTCGGTGGTGATCCGAATGAGCGTGTGGGCTTCCCCGACATGACGGGCAGGACCGCCAAGTTCTCGCCCAACCCGGACTACTACGTCCCGATGTGCCGTCCGTGCCACCGCCGGGCGGACGCCCGATGATCGCCGACGACTTCGACCCGTACACGGCCACCGGCGAGGAAGCCGTGGAGCACGCCAAGGCGCTTCTGGCTCAGGTTCAAGCCGAGTGGGAAGACGTCCAGGAGATCGCCCGGCAGCTCCGCGAGTCCCGTCCGAGGGACTGGCCGGTATGAGCCAGCTCCGGCTCCTGGACCTGTACTGCTGCGAGGGCGGTGCGGCTGTGGGGTACGCCAACGCGGGCTACGAGGTGGTCGGCGTGGACATCACCATCACGGGTGCTCGGTACCCCTACGAGTTCCACCAGGGTGATGCGGTCGAGTACCTCAAGGAGCACGGGCACGAGTTCGACGTCATCCACGCGAGCCCGCCGTGCCAGCGCTACAGCCACGCCACGGCAGCCCGGAGCAAGGCGGGGTATCCCGACCTGATCGCCAGGACCAGGGACGCACTGGAAGCGTCGGGCAAGCCCTGGGTGATGGAGAACGTGGTGGGCGCTCCACTGCGTGACCCGATGACCCTGTGCTGGTCGATGTTCCGGGAGCCGGGCAGCGTGCTGGACCAGGACGGCACCCCGCTCCAGATGCGTCGTCACCGCCTGTTCGAATCCAACGTAGCGATGTTCGCACCGGCTCAGTGCAGTCACGCCAAGGACGTCCAGGTGGCTGGCTCCTACGGCGGTGCCCGGCGCGACAAGGCGGAAGCCAAGTACATCCGCAAGGGCGGGTACACCCCTCACAAGTCGGTGCAGGAACAACTCCTGGGCATCGACTGGATGACGCAGCGCGGGCTTCACCAGGCCATCCCACCCATGTACTCCGAGCACGTGGGCAAGGCGCTCCTGAGGGAGTGCAAATGAACGGGTGGATGGACGACGCGGCGTGCGCGGGCGAACCGCTGCCGACGTTCTTCCCGTCGCCCGGCCGCTACGGATACACGCGGGCACGAGAGCTGTGTGCCACCTGTCCAGTGATCGAGCAGTGCCGGAAGTTCGCGCTAGCCAATGAGCAAGGCGATGCGGAGTCGGGAAGGGCCGGGATGTTCGCCGGGATGACTCCCATCGAGCGTGTGCTGGCGGACAAGTCCATCACCCGAGAGCAACGACGGCGGGCATACCTGTCGTACATCAACCGCAACAAGAACCGGAGGTAGGAGCAATGGCACTCACTGAGACACAGAAGACCAACGTGGACATCCTGCGCAGCCAGGGGGATAGCGATGAGCAGATCGCCAAGAACCTCGGCGTGGACATCAAGGACGTGAAGCCCAAGACCACGCGTAAGACCACCGAGCCCAAGGCCATCGACGGCTTCAACGGCTTCGGCCCTGCGCTGGACTGAGCGATGACCTCCAAGCGGTGGGCGGGCAGAACGGTGACGGCAGCACGCCAGCACTGGGCTGCCCGCCTGCCGCTGCCCTGTGCGCTCTGTGGCCGCCCCGTCACCCGTGACAGCACGTGGGTGGTGGAGCACGTACTACCCCGCAGCCAAGGCGGGGATCACACCTCCCGGTCCAACCAATGGGTGAGCCACCGCAGATGCAGCGACATCAGCGGGGGACGGATGGCAGCAGCCATCACCAATGGACGCAGAGCTGTGGTGCAGATGCAGGACCAGGGGGCCAGGGGCATCCGAGGCATCGGCGGTCCAGGGTCCTGACGTTTTAGGTCGCGGCTGATAGCCCACGCCCGTCGGCCCCTCTCATTCTCTCTCTGTTGGTCAAGACTTCGCTAAGATCGGACGGAATCCGTGGCAACGCCTACGTACATCTCCGATATCCCGGAGGACACCGACATCTCCGTTCTGGAGGTCGGTGCTCAGGCGCTGGACTTCCAGGTCCACGAGCAGAACCGGCTCCTGGCCGGGGTGCTGGAGGCCAAGGACTGCGACGGGCTGCCGCTGTACCCCATCGCGGTGGTGCTCCAGCCGCGTCGTTCGGCCAAGACGACGGGCATCTGGGAAGTCCTGATCGGCCGGTGCATGGAGCGCCCCGGGACGGTGGTCATCACGACCGCACAGGACGGCACGCGCGCACGCGACCGGCTCAAGGACCAGATGCGTCTCCTGCGAGGACGTGGGTTCGTAGACGCCTCGGACAAGGACGTGCCCGGGGGAGTGCTGGGCGTCCTCTACTGGGGCAACGGGGACGAGCGGATCGAGTTCACCAACGGATCGCGCATCCTCCAGAAGACACCGCAGGCGTCGGCCATCCGAGGTGACGCTGCGGACGTCCTGTTCTTCGATGAGGCGGGGGAGCTGGACCTGGCCAAGTCGATGGACCTGCTGTCCGGTGCGCTCCCGCTCCTGGACACCCGACCGATGGGCCAGGCGATCATCGCCGGGACCCCTGGACTGGACCGCGCAGGGCTGTTCTGGGACACGCTCCAGGACGGCCGGGATGGCAGGGAGGGGACCGGCATCCTGGACTACTCGATCCGGGATGACGAGCCCTCGGTGATCCCCGTGGACCCGGACGACCCCGAGTCCGAGATGGTGCTCAACGAGGACGTGCTGCGCCGCGTCCACCCGGGCGTCGGGACCCTGACCACGATGGCCAAGATGCGCCAGCGCTTCGACAAGATGCAGCTGGCTCAGTTCGAACGCGAGTACCTGTGCCGGTTCCCGTTCTCCAGCACGTCGCACGCCATCGACCCGCAGCAGTGGGAGACGCTGGCCTCCGAGCGCGTGCCCCGTCCCGAGCGCGTCGGCGTGGCCTTCGACTGCTCCTACGACGGCAGCAGCGCGAGTGTCGTCTACGCCTGGCGGGACGAGGATGGCGTGGCCTACTTCGACGTGGTGGACCACCGGCCGAGCACGACGTGGGTCCCTCGCACGGCGGCTGAGGTCCGGCGGCACTACCCGCGCGTGGCTCTGGGCTTCGACGCCATCGGTGCCAATCTCGACCCTGCGGCAGCAATCCAGCGCGAGGCGCGCACCGCCAAGATGGACAAGGTGGGTCCCAAGGAAATCGCGGCGGCAACGCAGCGCCTGGTGTCGCTGGTGTCCGAGGGTCGGGTGCGCCACTTCAATCAGACCGACCTCAACGAGGCCATCGAAAACGCCACGTTCCGTGACCTCTCCGGTGGACGTGCGTTCCGTCAGCGAGTGCCTGGTGGCCCGGCGATAAATCCTCTGGTGGCTGCCTCTATCGCGCTGTGGACGTACGACAGGGCGCGGGACCGCAAGCCCATCGCCATCGTTGCCTAGCCCTATGGTGGGACTTTTGCCTAGTGGGTTGTCGACAATTGATGCGTGGGGCTTCTCGACCGGCTGCGCGGTGCCAATCAGGTAGCGCGCTACGCCGACACTCAGCCGAGCCGAGCCCTCGCGACCCCATTCGCTGGTGACAACCACCTTCTGCCCGCCGTCGTTCTGGATGACATCTTCCAGGGCAAGGTGAAGCCGGTAACGCGCGCCGAGGCGATGAGCGTCCCGACGTGGGCCAAGGCCCGTGACCTCGTGTGCTCCACGCTGGCCCGACAGCCCGTGAAGGTCTACCGCAACGGCGTCGCCCTGGACGCTGAGGACCAGCCCACGTGGCTCACGCGCTCGGTGTACTTCCCGCCTCGTCTGCGGATGCTCCAGACCATCGACGACATCGCGCACTACGGGATCGCCCTGTGGGTGCTGGACCGTGGCGAGCCGGACAGCTCGGGGCGTCGCCAGGTGCTGGACGCGTTCCGGGTGACCCGCGACAAGTGGAAGATCGACCGGGGTGAGGTCATCGTCACCGGCAACGACGGCAAGTCCGTCGCAATCCCGGAGGGCAACTATCTGCTGTTCCCCGGCCGGTCCGAGGGTCTGCTGACCATCGCTGCAGACACCATCCGTGGTGCCAAGGACCTGGAGCGCCAGTGGCTGGCGCGCGTGCGCAATCCCGTCCCGCTGACGGAGATTCGCTACACCGGTGATGACGACCTGGAGTCGGACGAGATGCGGGACATCCGGTCTACGTTCATCAACGCGCGGAACGACGATGACGGAATCGTGATGGTCACGCCTCGTGACTTCGAAATCCACTCGCACGGTGACGCGACGCTCGATCTGTTCGTGCAGGGGCGTAACGCCGTCAGCCTGGACGTCGCCCGCTTCTGGGGAATGGCTGCGTCGCTTCTGGACGCCTCCAACGTCAACGGGTCGTCCGTCAACTACGAGAACAACGCCATCGGCCGGTCCTCGTTCTACGACCTCACTCTGCGCGCCTGGGCTACCCCCATCGAGGAAGCCCTGTCTCAGGACGACGTGCTGCCGCGTGGGCAGTACGTGCAGTTCGACCTCTCCAGCCTCACCACCACCGATACCGGCACCGGGCCGGTCCTGGAGGACTGACAGATGACCAACAGCCTGAGCCTCACCGGCTCCGTGCTCCGGGCGTCTGCGGACGACCGGATCGTGACCTACCTCCTGGCTCCGTTCGGCGAGCCGGGTCGCACCAACCTCGGGAAGGTCACGCTCACCGCGTCCAGCCTCACGGTTCCCGAGGACGTGACCGGCCTGACGGTGAACCTGGAGCACCAGCCGACCACTCCCGTGGGGAAGTTCGCCCGCGTCGAGGCCACCGCCAAGGGCTATGAGGCGGACGTGCGCTTCCTGGCCACTCGTGCCGGTGACGACGCGCTCACCGAGGCCCGCGAGGGCGTGCGAGCTGGCATCTCGGTGGAGGTGGACAACCCGGTCATTCGGCGCGGCCAGATGCTCGCGGGGGTCCTCTCCGGTGCCGGTGTGGTCGTGTCCCCGGCCTACCCCTCGGCGCTCATGGTCGCGGCCGACGCGGGTGACCTGCCTGAGGACGACAGGACCGAGGACGAGGTGCGCGTCATCGACGGCATCGAGTACGTGCGCAAGCCCCAGACCCCCGCCGAGGACAAGCCCGAGGTGGACGACGCCGAGCAGTCGGCTGAGGAGGACAACGAGATGGGTAACTCCCTGACCGCCGCCGCTGTGTCGGCTGCGGGTGTCGCGCCGGTCAACCCGGCCAAGGACGAGAAGACGGCCAACGACGTCTACAAGATGCTGGCTTCCGCCTTCAAGAGCGGCGGGCAGACCAAGCTCGTGGCGGCTCTGGCGGATGTCGTCCACGACGACGGTGACGACGACGGTGACGGCCTCGGTGAGATCACCGCTGCGCCGGGCTGGCTGGGCCAGGTCTACAACGACGTGGCCTACGAGCGGAAGTTCATCCCGCTCATCTCCAACGGCGTCCTGACCTCCTACCGGGAGAAGGGCTTCCGGATCGGCACCAAGCCCGTCGTGGCCAAGTACGACGGCAACAAGGCTGCCGTGCCGACCGGTGGCATGACCGCCACGCCGGTGGACTACCTCGTGGAGCGCTGGGCGCACGCGGCCGACATCGACCGTCGCTACATCGACTTCGGTGACTCGGACGTCCTGCGGGCGTTCGTGGAGGCGCAGGTGGAGTCCTACAAGGAGGTCACCGACCTGGACACCGAGGCGAACATCCTCGCCAACGCCACCACGTTCACGCCGGGCACCGTTCCCTCGGGCACGGACAAGGCGCTGGCGGCCATCGTGGACGGCGCGCTCAACCTCATCGGCAAGCGCCTCAACCCGACGTTCGCCATCGTCGGTGCGGCTCTGTACCGCAACCTCCTGTTCACCCCGCGTGACGAGGTGTCTGCCTACCTGACGCAGGCGTTCGGCCTCAAGGAGGGCGCGGTGGACGGCTTCCGGATCGTCCCGACCGGCACCACCGCGATGGCCGAGATGGTCGTCGTCGGTGACGGCTCCACCGTCCGCTTCAAGGAGCTGGGTGGCGGTGCTCCGGTCCGCGTGGAGGCCGAGCACGTGGCCAACGGTGGCAAGGACTTCGGTGTCTTCGGCTACACGTCCTTCCAGGTGCTCAAGGCCGGTGGCGTGGTCAAGGCCGACATCGTCGCGTGACGTCTCACAAGGCGGCGGGGGCCGGTGCTGGGCGGCCTGGCCCCCGCCACTCCAAGCACTGAGAGGAGGACAGCGTGCTAATCGGCTGGGTGGACACCGAGGACCCGAGCATCCGCGAGGAATGGCGGGACGTGCCCGAGGACCCTGACGTGCGCGAGCGCTACCTGCGCGCTGCCTACGAGCAGTGCCTGGCCTTCCTGCCTCAGAAGCGGGACGTGCTGGGGAACCTCGTGCCGGATGTCCCGATCACCGTTCCGGAGCGCTTCCGGCTGGCTCAGATCAACCAGGCTCGAGCCCTGTTCAACTCGGTCATCTCCGGACCCAACGACTCGTTCGGACCCGAGGGACAGACGGTGACCGTGTTCCCGATGGACTGGACGGTCAAGAACCTCCTGCGGCCCAAGCGCATCGGGAGGGTCCTGTGAGCGCCCTCAACCTGCGCGGCATCATCACCGACGCTCTGCGGGACCCGGACACCGGGCTGGACCCGAGCAAGTACGCGGTGGGCGGCTACCCCGGCGTCCCGACCCGTCCGAGCAAGCGGACGGTGAGTGTCTGGCCGGTCGAGCTGTCGCCGCTTCCGCAGGCACCGAGCCAGTACCGCGCCCAACTCACCGTGCTGGTCATCACGCCGCTTCAGGACCCGGCCAAGGCCGACGACGACCTGGACGAGGCGCTGGGCGACGTCCTGGACGTCATGTGGGCAACCAACGGCGTCCTGTTCGACTCCGCCACCAGGACGTCATTCAACGAGGACACCGTGCAGGCGTGGTCCCTCGGATTCACCGTCAACATCATCGCTACTCCGGAGGACTGAAATGGCCGTTCTCGCTGTGAAGCCCCTGGTGCTCAAGGAGGTCGATCTGCTGATCGGCTCCGGCACCCCGGATGACTTCGCTGCCCACGCTTCCAGCGTCACCTTCACGCCGTCCGGTGGCACGGTGACGTGGAACGGGCTCAAGAAGAACTCGTTCACCGACGCAACGGTCCCGACCTGGACGTGCAACCTGGAGTATGCGCAGGACTGGGAGTCCACCAACTCCCTGTCGCGCTACCTCTACACGCACGAGGGCGAGCACCTGCCGGTCACCTTCAAGCCGACGCACGGCAGCGGCCCCTCGTTCACCGGAACGGTCATCGTGACGTCCGGTGCCATCGGTGGTGCCGTCAACGCGGTGGCGACGGCCTCGGTGACCCTCGGCATGGAGGACCGGCCCGCGCTGGTCCCCGCTTCCTGACGGGAGCCCTGCCGTGCTGTCCGCCAAGGGTGTCCCGGAGCTCCGGGCTGCTGCCATCGCTCTCAAGAGCGTGGACCGCAGCCTGCGCTCCGACATCAACAAGGCGACGACGCAGCAGGGCAACGCCATCTGGCGGACCGAGGTCGCAGCCAAGACCCGGCGTCCGCTGGACGAGGTGATCCTGGCCAAGGGTGCCCGAGTGGCGGGTGGCAACCCGCCTACGGCCATCGCAGCCAACAGCCGGCGACCGATCGGACGTAGCCGGCGGCTGATCCCCGCAGAGCGCTGGCCGGGCTACGAGTTCGGCACGGACAACAAGGACGCCTACTCCGAGTACCAGCGCAAGAACCGCAAGACGCCGGGCACCCACCGGGTCCAGCGCCGCACGATGCGGCACCTGCCGCCCCGGTACCGCAAGGGACGAGTGCTCTGGCCCGCGTTCGCTGAGTCGGCCCCTCGGGTCGCCTCGCTGTGGACGCAACTCATCGTCAAGAAGGTCATGGACGCAGCAGAAGGGAGGGACTGAGATGGCGTTCCGCATCTCGTTCGTCTCTGACGTCCGTGAGGTTCTGCGCGGCAACGAGGCGATGGAGAAGGGCTTCGACCAGACTGCCGACTCCCTGGACGACCTGGCCCGCGAGTCCAAGAGCACGGGCGACAAGATCGCCAAGTCCCTGGACGACGCGGGGGACTCTGCCAAGGACGCCGGGAACAAGATCGAGCGAGAGCTGGAGTCCGCCACCAAGGAGGCGGGCAACGAGGCTGAGAGGCTGGAGCGGAAGTTCCGCGATGCCTTCGATGAGGTCAAGCGGTCGTCCCGGCAGGCGGGCGATGACGTCGGGGACAACATCAAGAAGGGCACCCGAGAGGCCGAGGACGGCCTGAGCAACTTCAAGGACGAGGCGGACCAGACGGCCCGTGAATCGGCTGCGTCCTTCGACGGCTCCGCCGACTCCATCGTGGACGCCTTCCAGGAGACGGCTGCCAACGCGTTCGCCGGGTTCGGTCCGGCCGCTGGCCTCGCCGGTCTGGCGATGGCTGCCGGTATCGGTGCGCTCTGGACGTCCATCAACGAGAACAGCGAGACGTCCAAGCAGGTCGTGTCCGACATGTACCAGGACATGATCGAGAGCGGCCATAAGTTCGTCAGTGAGCAGTACCTGCAGCAGGCCATTCAGGACATCATCGACTCGGCCGAGGGTGCCGCCATCTCCTATGAAGACCTCCAGGAGATCGCAGAGCTGACCGGCATCTCGGCTGCCGACCTCGCGCGTGCGTATGCGGGTTCCGCTGAGGACATCGTGTCTGCGCAGCAGCAGATCGCGGACAAGCAGGACGAGATCAGGGAGAAGTTCGGCAACTCCCCGCTGGATGACAACGCCCGGCACACCGTGGGGCGTCTGACGGACGTGTCCAACGCTCTGGATGACGTCTCCGAGCGCACGGACACCGCGTCAGCCAAGGCGTCCCTGTACGGGGAGGCCGTCGCCGGGCTGCCCTCCAAGAAGGTCACCGACCTGGAGGTCAACACGCAGCCGGGCCGCATGGGCATGGGCGACTTCTACCGGGACCCGAACCTCTTCGGACGTCGGAGCGTGGACGTGGGCATGAATCCGCAGGCCAGCACGCAGCAGTTCCAGAACGAGGCTGACCGCGCGGCACGGTCCGTGCGTCCGCCCGTCATCCAGGTTCGCATGCAGGCCAACGGCATTCAGAGGGCGGTGTAACAGATGGCTGTCTCCCTGACTGCTACCCCTCAGCCGGACACGGCATCCGTTCGCCTGCGTCTGGACGCGACGGTGGACGCCAACCCGGTCGTGTGGGACTACTCCACGGCGGGAATCGGTAACAACGCGTTCTATAATAGTCAGTGGGTGGAGACAGGGGCCGGATGGATCAAGTATCACTCGGCCGTGTCCATCATCGTGTCCGACTCGGTGCATAACGGGACCACCTACATCACCAGAACGTTCACGGGGCTCACCATCGGTCAGCGATACTCGGTGACGGTGTGGATGTCGCCCGATTCTGTCGCGCAGGTCATTCTCGGTCGGGGCACGACGGCGGTGCGGAGCTTCTACGCAATCAGTTCTGCATCACCCGATTCCGGGAACGGGTCGAGCCCGTATACGTACGAGTTCGTCGCTGCGACTACTTCAGAAGAGATGCGTCTGACCTTCCGCAGCACCTCCAGCGGCAGTATCGGCGCAAGCCTGACCGCACTGTCGATCCGTCCGATTCCCTCGCAGCGGCTGGCGTACTTCCAGAACGTAGCTGCGAGCGATTCGGGTAACTGGTCCCAGATCACCGCCGTCCCGGCCGACGCCACCGCAACTACCACCGCGCCATCGTTCCCGCTGCCCGCTGGCGGCAATCAGTACTCGGTGCTCTGCACCTATCGCATGACCGGCGGGGAGCCGGTGCAGTTCCTGCCCGGCACCGTCGGCCTCAAGCGCACCATCACTGGGCTGACGGTCGGACGCACGTACCGCGTCAACATGCGGGTGGCTGCCAACTCGGTGATGGAGGACACGAGCAGCGGGAGCGTCACCGCCTCTCGGCTGTCGATGGTCGCCGGGGTCGCGGGCAAGGGCGTGGGTACGCCTTCGACGGCGGACTGGATCACCCACACGTTCGTCGCGACGGCCACCTCTCACGTCGTAGAGGCCCGTATCGCGTCGTTCTCCGAGGTGTACGCGAATCCGGCCGGGGAGGTGTACGTCCAGCTCCTGGAGAGCGTCCTGTACGTCGAGGACATGTTCGCCAACCTGGCTGAGCCGTACACGCTGACTTCCCTGGTGCGGTCAGACGCGAACGGAACGCGCTCGGTTCGGCGGTACGAGGGGCAGGAGCTGTCAGCGGGAGTCCTGGTCACCACCGACCCCGAGGCGGCGCTGATCGGGCTCGTGAAGTACACCGCCAAGGTTCTGGACAACCTGGCTAACAAGACCATCACGGTGGACGCCACGGCGGACTTCAACGGCTCGGTCACCCGTAGCCGGATCGCCCCCGCGTCCCTGCCCTCTCAGGGCGGGTGGTACGACCTCGCCACCGGGCTGAGCATCGGCCGGGCGACGACCAGCGCGGTGGCTCAGGTCATCAATCGACCCGACCCGCTGGTGACCCTCGGGTCCCAGACGCTGCGCTCAGGCACGGTGTCGATCTTCTGCGACACCTTCGAGACGGGCATGGCTCTGGAACGCGTGTTCAACCTCGGCGAGGTGGTGCTGCTGCGTCAGCCCGACTACATGGGGCTGGACATGTACCTCGTGGGCACCAGGACATCTCTGGACCTCCAGGAGGAAGTAACGGACCCGCGTCGCTGGGTGCTGTCCGTGGACTACACCGAGGTGGCTGCCCCCACGACGCCGCTGCGTGGCTCCATCGGCTGGACCATCGCTGAGTCCTACGCCCGCAACGCCACGCTGGCGGCCTCTCGGGCGGAGTTCCCGACCGTGCTCTCCCTTCTGGTCGGACCGCAGTCGTGAGCGCCCTGACGGCCCCCTATGACCCCACGTGGTCAGCGCGCCTCGGCGCTGCTCTCGGCATCGTCGGCAACGTCGCGGTGCTCACCGAGTCGGCTGCAATCTCGCTCAGCGTCATCTCGGGCAGCATCACCTGGGACGAGGACCAGATGCCACACGTGACGGCTGCATTCACCTGCCGCATCCCGGACAGTCAGGACGTTCTCGATGCGCTGGACCCGCGCCTCAACCGACGCCTGATTCTGGCGATGGGCTACCAGGTCCCCGGCGAAACCGAGACGCAGATGGTCGCTGACCTCATGCTCACCGAACGCATCGTCAAGCGCGGGGACAACGGCGCAGCGATGGAGATTCGGGCCGTCTCGGACGAGCAGAAGATGCTCGATACCCGGCCCATCACCGGCTCGCGGACCTATACCGAGACGTCGGACGGCGGGCAGGCGATCCGTGACCTGATCCTGTGGGCGGTCCCCGGAGCCACGGTGCAGGTGACTGCCACGGGCACGTTCGTGGCTGCCGGGGACACCCTGGTGATCGACCGCGAGGACGAGCTGGGATCGGCCATCCAGGACATCGCTGACCGGATCGGCGCGTGGGTCTACCACGATGGCCTCGGCACCTTCCGCGTAGTCCCGCAGCCGGTCAACGCGGGCGCTGCGACGGCCATGTTCCAGGTCGACACGGGCGGCACCATTACCGGGTCCGAGGCTGCCCTGACGCGGGAGAAGTTCGCCAACACCGTGGCGGTCACCTACTCCTGGTACGACGGGGATCAGCGCACTGCGTTCGGCTACGCCGAGGTCGTCAGCGGCCCGTACGCAGTCGCCACAGTCGGCCGCAAGGTCATCAACGTCCAGATCGAGCGCAAGGGCACTGCTGCGCAGGCCAAGGCTGCCGCCACGCAGATGGTGTCGCGCGCCATCACCAGGGGCAGGTCGCTGTCCATCGAGTACGACCACGCACCGCTGTGGGTGAGGCCGGGCCAGACCGTCACGGTGCAACTCCCGACCGGCCCGCAGGAACGCCACCTCGTGTCCCGAGTGGACATCGACATCCCGTCCGGCCACGGACACCTCACGACCAGACAGCCCGAGAACGTCACGATCACGACGGGGGAGTAGACCCATGCCTGCCAACACGCCCAACCGGTCGTACACCTACGCCACGAGCGACGACGCGAACGACCTGGCGTTCATCTCGCAGCGTCTGGCCGAGCAGATCGACGCGGATGTCCAGGCCGTCGTCAACACGTCGCTGGCGGCGGTCCCGGCCGGGCGGCTCTACCGCACCTCGGCTCTGTCGATGGCGAACGGCTGGAGTGAGTGCACCGCCTGGACCGCGGAGACGTATCGCCGCGGAGGCATGGGGTACGTCTCGCCGCGCTACGTCGTGCCGCGCACAGGGCTCTACACGCTCAACGCTCAGCTCTCCTGGGTCTCTGGTGGCACCGGGCGTCGAGGCGGGGCCTTCACCCTCAACGGGGCGCTGCTCACGACGTCCTCGGACCACCAGACGGTGATCCCGCACGCGACCTCCGGAACGGTGGTCAACCTCTCTGGCGTCCTGTACCTGACTGCGAACGACGCCATCGGCCTCGCGGGCTACCAGGACACCGGAGCCGCGATCAACTCGACCAACGCCATCCTCGGTGTGAGCTGGCTGGGCTACTGAGATGGCCCACTTCGAACCGGGCTCCCGGTCCTGTCTCCGCTGTGGCTCCACCGTCAGCGAGCCCAAGTACCAGACGCACATCGACTTCCACGAGCGCATCGACCCCGAGCCCGTGGCGGAGCCGACGCCCGGGCCCGAGCCGGAGGTGCCAAGTGAGGATGCCTAGCCCCAAGGTCCGCAAGTACATCTACCGAGTGGCCACCGCTGGCCTGGCGGTGCTGGGCGTCTACGGCCTGGTGACCTCCGAGCAGGCGGCTGCGTGGGCTCTGCTGGCTGCTGCCGTCACGAGCCTGGCCGACGTCAACACCGACAAGGACGAGGACAGTGCCTGACGAGCCCACGGCCAACGAGCTTCTGGCGGTCACCATCTCGCGCCTGGATGACGTGCGGGTGGACATCCGGGACCTGCGCAATGAGGTCCGTGAGTCCCGCAACACAATGGTGAGCCGGGCCGAGTGGGAGATGCGCAATCGGGCGGTGGATCAGCGCTTCGAAGGCCAGGGGCGGGAGATCGCAGAACTCAAGGCAGCCCGCGCTCCCTGGTGGTCGTGGGCGACCGTACTCATCGCCGCTGCCGGGTTCGCGTGGGCGCTACTGGGGCCAGTGCTCTCCGCAGGCGGCTAGTCGTGCACGCCAAGTTCCTCACGCATCAGGGCGCTCAACTTCTTCGACGCGTCCCACGCGCCTTTGGCGTGCTCCTTGAGCTTATCGCCACTTTCGGGCTTACCGTACTCCAGGACCTCGTCCGCATATATCGCGACGCCCATGGCTTTGTAGAAGACGTCGTCCCAGCACCGACTCACTGGGGTGCTTGCATAAAGTGATGTCTCGGACCTCAGTGTGCGCATCTCGACCATAGATGCTCCCAGTTCTGCCCGTCGGTCGTTCCACCGCGCTGCATCTCTGGTATCGGTGAACGCAAGACACGACAGCCCGAGGGGTTTGTTGATTCGTTCAATCCGCGTGTAAAGATCGTGACGCATCGACGCCCGCCTCTGGGCTTGCTCCTGGTCTAGTGCCTGCGCATGGCGACGGTCGTCGGCCTCCAGCGTTGCCGCTGCTCGCCGGTCCTCCGCCTCAACGGTCGCAGCAGCTCGCTTGTCCTCGGCGCGCAGGGTGGTTCTGGCGGCGTGGTGCGACGACCAGATGACGCCTCCAAGTGCGACAAGGGACACCACAAACGGCGCTATCGAGGTCAGGACTGTCCACACGTCTGGGTTGGACGACGCCTGATCCAGGACGACGTAGATGGGTCCCGGTGACGGTGCAGCGCGCATGGCCGGACGCTACTCAAGCGCCCGAGTACGTCGGCAGGTCGAGGGCGCGCTTCACCAGGATGGAGTAACCCACGTAGACGTGGCTCATCTGGATGACGGACTCCAAGAAGTTGAACGTCGTCATCTTGTACTTGAAGTGGTCGTCCTGAAGTAGTGACATCTCGTCGCGTCGCCGGTCCCAGTGAACGAGATCTCCATACTCGAACAGGGAGATCAGTTCCATGGGCTTCACGTGTTCCTGGGCTACCGGGAAGTCCTCGTGCGCACCCTGCGCCTGGGCTGCTTTACGGTCGGCTGCGGCTGTAAGCAAGCCGCCAAGAACGCCTGCCCGGGTGCGGTTCCAGCTCCGCTGCATCTCATCGCGGCGATCATACTCGGCGTCTCGCTGCTCGTGGATTCGCCTCCCGATGATCTTCCGGACCGTGCTATAGCTCGCGGTCTCGTTGTCCGAAGCGATCTGCCGAAACAGGAGAACTCCGCCACGAATCGACTCGCGCGGCGGCTCGTCAGCGGTCAGCTTCTCTTTGCCGTCGGAGAATTCCACTGAGATGCCGCCACCGTGGCTCAGAATCGTTGCCTGTGCGAGTTCTTCGCAGCTGTCCGCGTAGCGCCGAAGGATCGTGCGCTCCTGCGGATCGATGTTCGCCAACGGCGGGAATGTGTGAGGGTTCGGCGGATCGTAAACGTACGCGAGCATCTTCCACCAGTACGCGAATCCGTCTGGGTCGCTAGCAAGCTCCGCGTAGGGAGGAGCGAAGCGCAGAGTCTGCTCCCGCAAGGCTGCGGCGCGCCACGGCTCAGCGTGGAAGGTCACCGTCTCGTCCGCCACTCGCCCCCCTCATCGGGTCGTGAAAGTCCACGTGTGCAGGTCTGTTGCCGGTGCTGGCACACCGGACCCTCGTGCCCGCTCGACAGTTCCTCAGGAGACCTGACATGCAAGCACGGCCATCTTGGCATGCCCGCCGCGCCACCTCGGCGCTGCTCGCAGCCGCCCTCGCAGCGGGTGCGTGCGTCGCCCTGCTGCTCGCCCCCGACCCGCAGACCGCCGCGGCGG